CCAGAAAAAATAGGTGGTTGGAATCAGTTAGGTGGTCGAGGATCAAATGAACTAACAGGTGCGGGTCGAGGTATGCACCATTTTATAAATAGTTTATCTAGAAAATATTCAATTATTGGTACAAATAGAATTTTATACGCTTTTTCTGGAGGTGTGTTTTATGACATACATCCTATTAAAACTACAACAACGCTTACAAGTGCATTTACCACGACCAACGGATCACCAATTGTTACAGTAACTTTCAGTACATCTCATGGTATAAATCCACAAGATATAGTTCTATTAGATAATTTTAGCTCGGCAACTAATTCTAATTTTTCTTCAAGTGATTTTGATGATAAAAAATTTATGGTAACTAGTGTACCAACATCAACAACAATTACCATCACACTTGCATCCAATGAATCTGGGTCAGGAGCTACGACTTCTGGTGGTATTAGGGTTCAACATTACTATCCTGTAGGACCAGCAGTACAAGCAAAAGGTTTTGGTTGGGGTTTAGGATCTTGGGGTGGAGAAGATACTTCTGCTCTAACAACTACTTTAAATGGTGCTATTAATGACTCTACAACGACAATCACATTAACTGATGCATCTCAGTTTTCTAGCTCTGGAACTAACTTTGTTATTATAGATAGTGAGGAAATTTCTTATACAGGTATTAGTGGTAATACTTTAACAGGTGTAACAAGAGGTGTTGATGGAACAACTGCAGCGTCACACAGTGACGGTGCCACAGTAACTTTTTCTACAGACTTTGTTGCATGGGGTGAAGCAGCATCAGGTGACTTAGTTTTAGATCCTGGTATGTGGTCGTTAGATAATTTTGGTGATAGAGCCATTTGTTTAATTCATGATAGCGCTGTATTTTCTTGGAACTCTGCTTTATCAAATGCCACAGACACAAGGGCTACAATCATTACAGGTGCACCAACAGCATCACGTCACGTGGTGGTTTCAACACCGGATAGACACTTAGTATTTTATGGAACAGAAACAACCATTGGTGATCCAGAATCTCAAGACGATATGTTTATTAGATTCTCAGATCAAGAA